GAAATGATTCGCGATTACTTCGCGACCCAGGGGAGGATGGCCGTGCGTTATGGCGCGCCGCGCGCCAATCCGCAGATTCGCGACCGGGTGAACCTGACGAACGCGATGTTGCGGTCGGCCGGGGGAGACATTGGGTTGGTGGTGGATCGCAAGTGTAAGGAACTCATAAAGGACCTGGAACAAGTGTCTTACAAAGAAGATAGCAATCAGATCGACAAAGACCGCGACCGCATGCGAACGCACCTATCGGATGCCCTGGGTTACCTGCTATGGCAGGAAGGAAAGCAACTCACCGGCATTGGGCCGCGCGAAGGGAGGTTGCTTTGAATCAGACCATCAATCGCGAGCACCCGGAGTACGCCTCGCGCAAGGCGATGTGGCGCGCTTATCGCGATCTTTATACGGGCGGGGAGCAATTGCGGGAGCGCGCCTCTGAATATCTGGCGCGCAGGCACAAGGAGCCGAATGAGATCTACGTGGAGCGGTTGCACCGGGTGTTCTACGAAAACTACATCGGTTCAATCGTCGATTGGTACGCGGCCACCTTAATGCGCAGGGCGCCGGTGGTCACGTATGACGGCATGGGGGCCGCCTCCCGGCGGTTCTACGCCGAATTCGCCGGCGACTGCGATTTCAAGGGCACATCGCTTACCGAGTTCTTCCGTCAGGGCATGGTGGAGACGCTGGTCTGCGGCAGCAGTTACATCGTGGTGGATTTTCCCCGCGCTCAGGGCCCGGCTAGCACTCGCGCCGAGGAGGATGCCAGTGGGCGGTCGCGCGCCTATCTGGTGAACTACGGCCCGGATGAAGTCATCAATTGGAGTTACGACGATACGGGGCGATTAGAGTGGTTGGTAATTCGGACCACCTGCCTGCGGCAATCGAAAGTGACCGACGCGAAATGGGAACAAGAGACGCGGTGGATCTATTACGACCGCGAAGAGTTTAAGATCTTCCGCCAGAGCGGAGACGGCAAGCCGCTCGAAATGTTTGACGAGGGAAGGCATGGCTTTGCCGCCCTGCGGCGCGTGCCGGTGTTTCGCATGAAGGTGAGCGAAGGGTTGTGGCTCACCAACAAATCCGCTCTGCTGCAATTGGAACACTTCAATAAGTCGAACGCTCTCTCCTGGGCGCTCGCAATGGGGCTGTTTGCGATGCCCGTGGTTTACTCGGATCGCGAATGGAACCAGATCGCGGGTGAGTCTTATTACATCCAACTGGGTCCGCAGGATCGCTTTGGCTGGACCGAGCCGGAGGGCAAGGTCTACCAGATCGCCGCCGACAACCTGGTGAAGCTGAAAGATGAGATTTACCGGGTGTGTTACCTGATGGCGCAAGCCGGCGGCAGTTCGGGGACCATCCGGCAGTCCGCGATGGGGAAGCAACTGGACTTTGAAGTTACCGAGGAAGTGCTGCGGGCTTACGGCGAGATGGTGAAGGATTCGATGCGTCAGGTCTTGGGCGCGATCGCCGAGGCCCGGCAGGACGGCGTCGAAATCGGCGTGGTGGGCCTGGATGAGTTCGATATCGACGATTTCAGCAGTGATCTGGAAGACGCCAGGAATCTCTTGGCGCTGGGGATCCAATCGCCCACCCTGACCAAACAAGTCTTTAAGACATTGGCGCTGAAATACCTGAATGATGCGCGGCCGGAGATCAAGAATCGGGTGGCCGAGGAGATTGAGCGGGGCCCGCAATAGAAGGGCGCGCTTTGGGCGTCATTTACCAGATCCGCGTAACGACTAAAGGAGGAGCATGGAAGGACTCGACATACAGGCGATTGTGAAGCAGGCGATTCAGGAGTTCACCGCCAACGAACAGGCAAAAAGCGAGCCGGCTTACAAAGTGGAATTGCAGGAAGAACGCAAGCGGCGCGAACAACTGGAAAAGCGGCTCAACGAAGTCGTCGAAGAGAACAAGCGCAGCCGCCAGGCAGCCGACGAAGCGGAGCGAAACTCGGCCGTTCGAGCGGAGTTGCAGAGACTCGGCGTGGCCAAGATCGATCTCGCGTTCAAGGCGGTACAGGACGGAATCCTGCGCGGGCCTGACGGAAGGTTCGTGGCGCGCGGCGAAAGCGGGGATGTCTCCATGAAGGAATATCTCTCGTCTTTCGTGAATGAGAATCCTGAATTTCTGCCGGCCCGGATTGCGGGCGGCAGCGGCATTTCGGGGGCCTATAAAGCTCCGGTTTCGGGTGGCGAAACCGTTACGCTCGACCGCATACGGCCGGGCATGAGCGCGGAAGAGATGCAGCGCGTGCGAGATGAAATCGTGCGCGTGGCATCGCAGACCTTGCGGGGTTTGTGAGTAATACCGGCGAAGCGCCGGCAAAAACGAAAAGGAGAATAAATGGGAGCAATTACCTCATTAAACGTCGCAAATGCGATTGTGAAACTGGTGGCGGCGGACGCTTTGCCGGTGCTGGTCGGGAATCTCGTGATGGGAAACCTGGTCAATCGCGATTATGAACCCGTGCTGGCGCATGCCGGCAATACGGTCAACGTTCCGATACCGCCTACCATGGTGGCCAACAACATTCTGGAAGGCAACAGCGTCGTGCCTCAGAATCCAAGCATGGGCAACGCCCAAATTGTGCTGAACCAGCACGTGGAATCGACATTTCAGATTCCCGACGTGGTGAAAGTGCTGGCGGTGCCGGACCTGCTGAAGGTGTACATGCAGCCGGCGGTGGCCGCGATCGCGCAGCGCATCGAAACCGACCTGCTGAATCTCTACGGCGGATTTACGTTGAATTCGCCGGTAGGAACGGCGGGCGTGGCCATTACGGAGCCCACGGTGGACGCGGCCGAAACCGCCTTGTTCCTGGCGAAGGCTCCGCCTCTCGAGCAGAAATACATGGTGGTTGACGCCAATACCTACTCGGCCTGGCGGCAGATTCCGCGCTTCAGCGAGTTTCAAAACTCGGGCGAGGCGGGGCTGCGCGCCATCGTCGATGGCACCATCGGCAAGGTGAAGGACTTCTTCGTGTTTCGCTCGCAGTTTGTGGCCAAGACGGGAAGCAGTCCGGTCAACACGCATAACGTGGCGTTTACCAAGAACGCGTTGGGTCTGGTGATGCGCCGGCTGCCGCAGCCGCTGCCTGGTACCGGCGCCATCGCGGAATACGCGGAGCTGGGTAACTTCGGCATGCGCGTGGTGATGAGCTACCAGCCGAACACGCTGGCCCAGCAATTCACGGTGGATGTTTTGTATGGTTGCGGCGTTCTGCGGAACGAGCTGGGCGTACAGGTCAACACCTAAAAAGGCGTTGTTTTGCATCCGGGGCCGGGAATGTGTCCGGCCCCATAGGAGACAGCATGAACTTGAAAGTCTACTTCCAGAAAGTTCGAGATACCGAGAGTGAGATCGCCGATGAGTTTCCGATCATGGTGAGTAAAGAGACGGAAGACGGAGGCAAAGCCGGCCGGTACGCCGAAGTCACTCGCGCGGTAGCCGCCAAGATGATCACCGAAGGCAAGGCGCGGCTGGCCACGGGGGAAGAGGCAAAAGCCTACCGCGAGGCGCAGGCGGAGGCCAAACGAATCGCCGACCAGGCCGCAGAAGCTTCCAAGGTGCAGTTTACGGTGGTCTCGAGTAATGAGATGCCGAAGTTATTCGCCAAGAAGGAGAAGGGCTAGGCGAATGGCTCTCTTTACGGATGGGCCGATTTCCTGCATTGAGGACCTGACGGCGCAGGATTCCCAGTTACTCAACGTCGCCAGCGTGGAGGGAATCGACACCACGCGCAAGATAGCCATCGCGCAGGAGGAAGTGGCGATGGAGCTGACCGGCGCGCTGCGGCGATTCGGTTACGCGGATCAATTCTTCTGGCTGGCCCCGCAGCCGAAACTGGACAGTATCGTCGTGACGCCGCCGCTGAAACTGTGGCATACGGCGCGCACGCTGGAACTGGTTTATATGGACGCTTACAATAGCCAGCTCAACGACCGCTATGCGGGTAAGAGAGATCAGTTTCACGATCTGGCGAAGTGGGCTTACAGCAAGTTGATCGAGATCGGCGCGGGCATCGCGGGGACGCCGGTGAGCCGGGCCGCGATTCCTACCCTCACGCCATTTCCCGGCGCATTGCCGGACGGCGTGTATTACGCCACCGTAACCTGGGTGAACCGGGCAGGAGAAGAAGGCGCGCCGGCCGAACCGACAACCGTCGCCACCGCGTCGAGCACCTTTCTGGTAGACGCGGGTGCGGCGCCGGTCAACGCCGCGGCCTGGAATGTCTATGCAGGCATCGCGCCGCAAGCGATGTACCGGCAGAACACCACGCTGCTCGTGACGGGACAGACGTGGGAACAGCCCTCGGCCCTGACGCAAAGCGGACCGCTTCCCGGGAAAGGCCAAAAGCCGACCTATCTACAGCCGCTGCCGCGGATCATACAAAGAGGATAAATGACTCCCCCCATTGGAAGCGTGGCCTCAGGCCTGGTGATTCAGCGGTTGACCGGAGCGGCGGGCGTAAACGTGAATCTGGCATCGCTGACGCAAGGCTCGGCGGCCCTCACACTGCTTGACCCGGCGCAGATCCGCACGGGCAATATTGCGCCGGAGATCGCTGACCGCAGTAATACGGTGCAGTATCCCACCGCCAACGTCTATTGCGAAAAGATCGTCAATACCCAGGTGGAGAAATTCCGCGCGTTTTCCGGCGCGATCCATCTGGCGATCGATCTGCGCTATTCCGAGGATCGCGTGGATCACGTGCAAATCAAGCTTGAAACCTACGCGGATGCGGTGATGGGCGTCCTGGATGTCAGCTCCGGCGACTGGGGAGGCGGCATGTTTTATGGGGGCGGATACCAGGTGGCGTTTGGACCGGTGAAGCATGGCGGCAGGAATTTCATTCAGACCGCGAAGATCACTTTTGAGATTGGAGTAAGTATCAGTTAGTATGGCCTACATTTTGTCTAACTCAAACCGGCTCTATACGGGACTGGAAAGTTCCTATGGCGCCGTCCCGGCAGTCACTGCCGCGAGCCGGATTCCGGCCGTCAAGCTGGCGATCCGGCAACAGCTTGAGATCGCAACCCGCCGCGATAAGACGGGCAGCCGCACTTTCCCAGGCATTCCGCCGGGCGGCCGGCTACGCACAACCTTCGATTTACAAACCTACCTGACCAGTTGGCAGAAGACGAATCCGGGGCCCTCTTATGGCCCGCTTTTCCAGGCCGCCATGGGCGCGACCCCGGCCGAATTTCTGGGAGGCACGGTGTCCACCGCCGCCGATGGATCGCACATCGGATTTACCGCGCCGCACGGCCTGACGGCGGGACAGGCGATCGCGACGGCCAATGAGATCCGGTTTGTAGCCGCCATTGCCGACGCCACGCATGTGGTCTTGAATGCTCCGTTTACCACCGTTCCGGCCAGCGGCGCGGCGCTTCAATCGACCGTCACCTATGCGCCCGCGACAAACCTGCCATCGGTCTCGATCTTCGATTATTGGAGCCCCACGACAGCGGTGCAGCGCATGCTTCACGGCGCGGCGGTGGATCAGATGGAAA